AGTTAAATTATTTTGAGAAAACAATCATAACGGACAAGAAAGACAATGGAATGCTGTTTAACGACACGGCGGTAAGTGCTACGGAATTTAACGGAGAGTTACGGGTTACAATGATTCGTAGAATGGATGAGGCTGTAGAGATTGCGAAAAATAGCAATGAACCGTTTATTATTTGGGTTAAGCATAATACAGAGGGAGAGTATTTGAAAAAATTAATCCCTGATTCCGTAGAAGTAAAGGGCAGCGATTCGCCTGAGTACAAAAAAGACAAATTACTCGGATTCGCAAAAGGTGATTTCAGAGTATTGATTACGAAGCAGAAGATCGCATCGTTTGGTATGAATTATCAGCATTGCAGTAATCAGATATTTGCCTCATTAGATTTTTCTTTCGAGGGTTTGTACCAGGCAATAAGACGCTCATACCGATTCGGGCAAAAAAACAACGTTAATATTTACATAATTTCAACCGATACCATGCAAAATGTGGTACAAACAATAAATCAAAAACAAAGACAATTCGAGGAAATGAAAAAAGAAATGACAACTGCAATGGTACAATCGCGCCAAACCGAAAAACCGTATTATATTCTGGAAGAAAAAAACGATTGGTTTGATATTAAATGCGGCGATTCGTGCGAACTGATAAAAGAGGTCCCAAATGAGAGTATCGGGTTCAGCGTGTTTTCTCCTCCGTTCGCAGATTTATATGTTTACTCTGATAAAATTGAAGACATGGGTAATTCAAAGGATTACAATGAATTTTTGGTGCATTTTAAATATTTGGTTGGCGAATTGTACAGAGTAATGAAGCAAGGTAGAAATGTTGCAGTACATTGCATGGATTTGCCTATTCAGAAAGGGAAAGAGGGTTTTATCGGGCTTAGGGACTTTTCTGGAATGATAATCAATGCTTTTAGTGATGTTGGGTTTGTTTATGCAAGTCGTGTTACTATCTGGAAAGACCCCGTAATAGAAATGCAAAGAACAAAAGCACTTGGATTACTCCATAAGCAGGTCAAAAAAGACAGCACTATGAGCCGTGTTGGCATTCCTGATTATGTTCTAATTTTCAGGAAAGACGGAGAAAGGAATGACCCCGTAACAAATACAGATATTCCCGTTGATTTGTGGCAAAAATATGCAAGTCCCGTCTGGATGGATATTGATTACGGCAATACGTTGCAAGGATTCAGGAACGGCAGAGAAACGAATGATGAAAAGCACATTTGTCCGTTACAACTTGATACTATTGAAAGACTGATTCATTTATACACAAATGCAGGGGATACGGTTTTTACCCCTTTTTTGGGGATTGGCTCAGAAGTTTATCAGGCTGTAAAAATGAATAGAAAAGGAATCGGGTTTGAGTTGAAAGAAAGTTATTTTAATCTGGCGGTTGCAAATTGTAATGCAGCGGTTACGGAGAAAAAACAACTATCTTTATTCTAATAAAATATAAAATGTTTGATGGATAATTCATGTATTAGTTGTTAAAAAGACCCTCCGGAGGTTGTGAAACATTCCGGAGTTTTTTTTAAATTTAAAGTGTGAAAATTATGAGAAATAAATTTAGTAAATATTTGTTAATGGGTATGCTTTTGGCGATGTCAGAATTTGACGATAGGCCGGACGATTTTATGGAGGCAAAAGAAGAAAAACCGGATTTTGTCCCGACAAAACTAAAACGGAACTACTCAAAATGTAAAAAGCAAAAGCATAAAGCAAAAAAATGAAGTTAATAGTAAAAATCGAAAACGATACGACCCCGAAAACCGTACTTCAAATGATTGAAAAGGAGTTACAAAAGTACAATGATAAGGCGGTGAGTATTGAAATTAAAGAAGACAATCCCGACAAAATACGGCAGTACGGTTTTCTTTATGGTGCGGTTTACCCTATTGTGCAAGCGTTCGTTTATGCTGATACGGGCGAAAAGTTGAGCCTGCAAGATACGGACACTCTTATGAAATTACGATTTTGGTATGAAGAAGTGCCGGACGTAATTACGGGCGAACTCTTCAAAATTCCGAAAAGAAAAAGGGATATGAATAAAACGGAAATGGTCATATTTATTGAAAACGTGTTAGGTTTTATGCACGACAAATATTCTGCAAAAGTTCCTGAGCAGTCAGACGCTGCGAAATTCTCAATAATTAATTTGTAAATCAAACAAAAATTAACTATCTTTGTTCTGAAAATATGCTAAAATGGCAATTTACAAAACTAAGGAATATTACAAACGTTGCAAAGACGTAATAATGAAAGGGAAAACGAGTTATTAAGAAAACTATACGAAAAGGGAAAGCTATGCAGTCAATAAAGAACTATAAATTTGTAGGAAAGGAATCAGATTTAACCGCTCATATTTTTGAGAATATACACGATATTGCAGACAATTGCAAGTGGGGAAAAATACAAAGAGTAGAAAGAGAATTCAGGATTCAAAGGGGCGGTATTAATATTCGTGCTGATATTATGGTGTGGCACGAAGATGGAACGGCTACTGTAATAGAAGCAAAAACATTATTGAATAATAGGAATGATGGAATTAACGCTATTTCGCAGTGCCTATTTTATGGCTCTGGGGTTGAGCATTCATTGGGTAATATCCCTCGACTTGTAATTGCACTGCCAACAATAGACCCTATATTGGTGGAGGTTGTAAGGAGGTTTAATCTTCCTATTCGTTTTTTGATTATTGACCCTGAAAAAGCGATATACATATAATGGAACTAACCGAAAAATACAAACAATTAGCATTAAAAGCAATAAAAGCACAAAATTTGGTTTTTATTGATGAATGTCCCGCTGCAATTGGTATCTCAAAATCAACCTTTTACCTCCACAAATTAAACGAATCGGACGATATAAAAGAGGCACTCAGGAAAAACCGCACGGATATTAAAAAGAAACTGCGAGGGAAATGGTACGAAAGCGAAAACGCCACAACTCAAATTGCACTCTATAAACTGATTGCAGATGATGAAGAAGCGGAACGGCTAAACGGGAAATCTGAGGTTAAGGTTACCGGATTTGAGGAACTACTAAAGAAACTTTCAAATATTGAAATCGAATGATTAGAAATATTGCAAAAATCCCGATAAGCCAAAAGGCAAAAAGCGAACTTTTGGAAGTAATGAAAGCAAAAAATACAAAGAAGTGTTTTATCCCGCCACAAAAAACGAATCACGGGTTTTTTGGTGTGTATTATTATGAAGGGGAAAGGGATAAACCTAAAAAGTTGTGCAATATTGATATTGAAACGCAAACAGTAATTTAAACAATTTAACAAAAATAGAAATGGAAAGTAAAAATTATGTAGTAGAAAATCCGATTGCTTTTTTATCCTTGGTACAAGCGGCGGGAGTTATTGACAGAGCGCAGGGCGCAGAAGTAGCGCATGAAATGTTTACGCAGTTCACGGAAATAATGGCGCAATATTGCGAGGCAAAAGAAGAAAACGGAATTGCTTTTGCTGATTTTATTGAGGGTGTAATAAATGCAAGGGCTGAATTAATGGAAACAATTTAAAATTATGGAAACAAACGAAAAGAAAGAGCCAAAATTAGGGCACGTTTACGAATACAGCGGCGGCAAATTTCCACATAAAGTAGTGCTGCAAAAATACAACATTAAAGACTTTGAACAAAACCCGCAGCACTACAAATACCTTTTTGAAAAGCCACATTCAGATGGCGATTTTTCGTATTGGTGCGGGGTTTCTTATTGTAAGTGTAGCAGCTAATAATTTAAAGACATGAGTATATTTGATTTTCTCCTAAGCCCTGAAAAGCTATACAAAAAGCACTTTGATAAAATTGTTTTTGAAAAAAAAGAAAAATACGAAATGCCGCAAAGCCCTCGAATGCGGTTTCTATCCTTATTCAGAGGAGAAACAAAAAGCCTAATGAGTACGGCATTAATGAAAAATATCAGTAACGGCGGGGCGTTATCTGAATGGATAGATTGGTTAATGTCTTTTTCTGGCGTGGAAGCGAAAATAAAGCCCGATACTTGGAATATTATTTATACTTTTCACGCAGAGGGTTCACACCTAATGACGGTAACTTATAGAAGAACTCCAAAAGATTTTTTAATTGAACGCAAAGGATATAGGGCGCAAATACATATTGCAGACATTGAATAAAATCAAACTCTTTCCCACAACGACAGCAATTTATAACAGGGTTTTAAACAGCCCTGAGCGTATAATTATTGAGCAAGGCGGCACGGGTAGCGGAAAGACTTATGGAATACTTCAGGCATTAATACATATTGTCTGCAATTCAAACCGATTCCCGGCAAATGGAGAAAATGACGTTATTACGGTAACGGGTCAGGATTTACCGAATTTAAAACGGGATTGTATCCGGCAATTTTTGGCAATCCTTCAAAAAAACGAACTTGCAAGGACGTTACTAATTACCCCGAAAAAGCCAACTGAAAACAATACTCATTACAAGTTCGCAACGGGTTGGGCTGTGGAATTTGTCAGTTACGAAACGGCTCAGGACGCCCAGGCGGGAAAGCGGCGTTTCTTATATGTCAATGAGGGCAAAGGAGTAAAGTATTCTATCTTTGAGCAACTCGAAATGAGAACGGCGGATAAAGTAATAATAGACTATAACCCGACCGGCAAATTTTGGGCTTTTCAAAAATACCTAAATGCAGACCTTACACCGAAAGCGGGTGTAAGGTTTTCTGTTACTACGTATAAGGATAACCCGTATATGCCGGACGCTATACGCAAAGAAATTGAATCTTGGGAAATTACAGACCCCCCCAAATTTCGGGTTATGGGATTGGGTATATTGGGAGAAGTATCGGGGCAAATATGGAAAAATTACAAAGGGATAGAAAAGCTACCGGATAATTTCAAACGGTTTGCTTATGGTTTGGACTTTGGGTTTACAAATGATGTAACCGCACTTGTTTTTGTTGGTTTGCTGAATGGCGAATTGTACATGCACGAATTGATTTACAAAAACGGGTTAGGGCTTGATGACTTGGAAAAAGAGTTAATCAGAAACGGAGTAAAAAAGCAGGATAAAATTATAGCTGACTCCGCCGAACTTTTGGCAATCGATTGGTTTAAAAAACGGGGGTGGAATGTAACTCAAAGCAAAAAAGGCGCGGGTTCGATAGTAACCGGATTAAGCATTTTAAATCAGTATCAAAAAAATATTACTTTTGATTCTGTAAACATTTGGAGTGAGATTGATGGTTATGTGTGGGTAACTGATAAGTCGGATGGAAGGGAAAAGAACGTACCAATAGACAAATACAATCATATTACGGACGCTACCCGTTACGCTTTGCAGGCATTTGAGAACGCGGGCAGAGCGTCAGCAACTGTTTAAAAATGTTCCACGTGGAACATTTTTTATATAAATTTCGTTAATTAAAAAATATTTATATAAATTTGTAAAAAAAATATATTATGGCACGACCAAAAAAGACAGAAAAAACGGAACGGGAAATTGCAGAGGTGAAAAACCATGCAGTCGATGCGCTCGAAATGGAACTGCAAAACCTTGTAATCGAGGCGCAAAAACCGATTGCAATAGGACACGAAGGAATGAAAGAAAAACTAATTTCGTTTCTTTCTGAGTGGGACGCACTCAGAATAATTGAAGCTAAGCACATAGAAGCGTTACACTCATCTATGAGAAAAAGACTTGTAACCGCAATAGGCGCAGGCTTTGGCTACACTACAATAGCACAATACGAAAGGGAAAAAGCAAATAAACTAAAATCTTAAATTTAAAAAATCATGGCATTAACAGACATTGGTACTATTTTAAAGCAAACCGTTTTTGATGTATCGGCTTTACACTTCACGCCCGTACAAGAGCAGGCAATGCAAGGCAACGTTATTAAGGCGGTTCAATCCGCTTATGTTGGCTTATTGGGAAATGCAGCATCCGAGCAAATCTCGGTTACTGAGGTAAATAAACTATTCAATAATAATGTTTACGCAGGCAGTGCAACGGGCACGGGGTTTATTGCGGGAGATGTAGCGGTCAGTATTACAGTGGGCGGGGTTAATCACACAATACGGGCGGGTACTACCTTACTAACTAACGGGGCGGCGGTAAAGGCTGGGATTGAAGAAATTTTGGATAGCTTAAAAGTTGTTTACTCTTATGTACTGTATCTATACACACCCCCACTAACGGCAGGCGATAAGGGAGTAATATTTTTGCATGTGGTGGGCTGTTCTTCTACAATAGGGAAACTATATTACACGGAGAATAGCGTATCTAAAAGCTTTGGGCTTTCCGCTGTAACGCTTACACCAAAAGTAACCTATACGGATTCTATCGGCGCAGCTACTTATGTAGAAACAGACGTGGACAAACCGCTTAAAGTTGTGGGGATTACACTTGCTACTATCGGGGCTGTAACTTTTTCGTCTCCGGTTGTGGCTACAAATGCAAATAATGTAATTACAGCGATTAGGGAAGCGATAGCGGGGGAATTCGGATACTCCCGCGCCGTAACTTTTTCGTATGTAATAGCGGCAGCAAATGCTGAAAACTCATTTGTGGCGTGCTCTGTTTTCGGTGCGTCCGCTGCAATTGATTCGGTACAATTATTAAAAAATGATGTAACTGCTTTTGATTTGACATTGACAGCGCTATAAAATTATGATACAGTACGACATAAAAACGAAAAAGGGTAAAAAGTCTTTTGTAATGGAGTCCGATTTGAACCGGATTCCATTACATGAGTTTTTGGAATATGAGGAACAAATCAAAAGACCGGATGACAAAGAAAGCGAAATTCAGGCCGCTAAATACATTTATCGGTCCGTTGGATTTTGGGGCAAATGGTCGGATACGCGGCAAAGAATTGGAGAGGCGGCAAACGAATTGAGCATAAATGAGGTAATGGCAATTTGGAAAATATGCGAAAAGTTTTTATTCCCTCAGGACCTGACAGCCGCAGAATTTTTCGAGATTGAAAACGAAAAGTATTTTTACCCGTCCGAAAACTTAAAGGATAGTAAGTTTGGTGAATTTGTGAACGCTCAACAATTGCGGCACTTTCACCAAAAGAGCGAAAACAGAAACGATGAAGCGGTTTTTCTTATGGCGTTGCTTTGTAGGAAAGAAAACGAGGAAGCATTTGAGGATTCCGACAAACTCGAAGAACGGGTTAAATATTTCAAAAGCAATTGCACTCTACTCCATTTACTGACCTTTAGTTTTTTTTTGCTCAATACGAAAACTTCATCTTTGACAAGTTTAAACAAGCGTTTACGGGCGTTACTGATAGCAAGTGGATTGCGTCCGGTGGCAACAATCTAGGAAAAGTTTACGGGTGGTATCCGGTTCTTTTGCGAGTTGCTGAATCGGGATTGTGGAATTTATCCGGGAAAACCCCAATACAATCGGCAGAACTTGCAAAATTATACGACGTTTTAACGTGGCTATCTTATGAAAATAGCCGACACAAAATAGAAAATACTTATGCAAAATTATAGCGACATTATTACTTTCCTGAAATTTGCGGCCTCACGTTCTACGATTGTGAAGTCTTCCCACTTTGGGAACTATACAGACGTATTATCTGAAAATTTCAAAGACAATGCAGCGGTAAAGCAGTACCCGTTACTTTTACTTACACCATCCGATGGAAACGCTGAAGGGATACAGAACGCAAAAAAAGTATCACAAAGTCAGGATATTTTCATGATTACAAAGTATAAGTTTTTACCGGACGGCACTACTGACAACCGGCACAAAACAGAATTATACTTTTCAGAAATGGAAAAGGCGTTATTTGACATTCTCAGGTATTGCCAAAAATATACAAGTCCATTTTTGGGTGTGGGTAATTTCGGTTTTACCCGTTCCGTAGAGGGTGAAAATATTATTATCAAATGTACAGTAACGGTTTTCTATTCGCCTGATTGCATTATTAGTACCGTTGAAAACCATACGACATACAGCGGGCTTGTGTTGCCTACGGTTAATCCTGATAACCTTTTAAGTATTTACCAATGACCACATTAAAAGACGTTTCAAATATTATTATCAGTGCTTTGGTAGAAGAAATAAAGATACAAGGGCATAACGACACGGGTAGTTTAATAAATTCGTTTGAATCGAAAGAAACGGAAAGCAAAAACAGGGCTGTTATCGAGATACTGTTTTTCAATTACGGGACGTTTTTAAATTACGGTAGATTGCCAGGGACCTACGTTCCGTTTTCAATTTTGTTCGATTGGGTAAAACGGCGTTTAAAATTATCAGGATTGGAGGCAAAAAAAGCAACTCACGCAATCAATCAAAATATCTTTAAGGTTGGCATACCGTCAAAAGGAGCACTAAAATACAGTCGTACCGGAAAAAGAACGCAGTTTATAGATGACGCTTTGAAACGGAAAGACAAAGAAATTACGGATGCAATCGGAGAGTATTTTAAAACGGTTATTAGTACGAAATTTGAAACGATTAATCAGGTAGGTAAATATAAATTTTAAACAATGGCATATACAGTAACTTTCAGCTCTCAGCCCACAAAATACGTCTATCTTGACAGCAGCCCGATTGAGTACTATATAAAAGTTGCATACGGTGGCGGTGATGACGTTCCGGCATTAATTGAATGTACGCTTACAATAGTGCAGGCGGGTGTAACTTATACGGAAACCGTACAAAAAACGGCGGCGGTTTACGGTAGCTTGGCGGCTTATTTTTACTTTGATTTTAGCGAAATAATCAAAAAATATACCTATCCCGTTTTATCTTTTGCAGACATTGCAGACACGGACGCAAGGCATTTGAATATAATGGATTGCTATTTTCAACCGAGCTTCCAGTTATTCGTAGAAGATGGAACAACCGGATTAACAGAAAGCGAGGGCAGCCCGTTTACTCCCTCCATTGCAACGGTTGGCGCAATTCGTGGCAGATTTCAAACCGATAACGCTACACGGGATATTAATGATTATTTGTTTCTTGGCAATTCAGGTGTAACCTCAAAATCAATCCTCAGCACAAGGCCAAACGGCGGTAAAATCGGGGCGTTAGAGTGGGAGGTCGGGGCGTTGCCAGTAATGGGTGATTTCTTTGCAAGCAGCGAACCACTAAACGCCATGAAAGTTACCTGTTATTATACCGGATTAACTACGAATAATAATGTAAATCTAACTTTCCCAAACAATACAACCATAAAAGACGACCTTTATTACATAGTTCCAATAGGCACGGCAAATGTAGGCGGCGTGTTTCCCTTTGGTACTCCAAATTCGTATGAAGTTACATTCGGTTATTTGTCCGGAGGCGGTACGTTTACAAAGAAATATGCACCTATCCGCAGGGAAATTGTTAATTGCGTTCCTGATGCAAAAGTTATATTTTTCAACTCTTTGGGTGGGATTGATTTCTTTAACTTTTATTTTGAACGGGTGCAGGAATTTGAGGCGAATAGAAACGCCTACTCAAAACAGCAACCGTCTTTTTTTTATACGAATATAAATGTAAGTCGCACCGGAGGCGAGGTACTGACCGCAAATTCATTGCAGAAAATAACCCTGCAAACGAAATGTACGGCGGAAGAGTACGCTTGGTTGGCGAAAGAATTACTATTAAGCGGAAAGGCTTACATCATGCTTGAAAATTTCGGGATTGATTCTACTTTGATTCCGGTAAATCTTCTTAGTTCAAATATTGAAGCGTACAATTCAGAAACGGCCGAATATTTCACGACCTTTGAGTTCCAATATTCAAACCCTATTTTGTCATTATGATAAGGCTATATATAAACTACATAGAAATAGAAACGCCGCAAAATACTGATAATATTTTGGCTAATTTTTCTATAAATGATATTAGCGGGGTGGGACAAAGGAGGGGGGCTGTTACTCAGACAATCGAACTACCCGCAACTCCCGTAAATCAGTCGGCACTCCTTACATTGTCTGCAGCTGGTGCAGTCGCTTACATTGAGAGTAACGGCGTTTCTGTATTTTCAGGACGTGCGAGGGTTGCGGAAATTAAGCGTAATATTTCGGGCGTTAGTTCGATAGTGATCACACTGTACGGTGATAATTTGGAATTTGCTTATTTGCTATCAGATAGGCAGGTTAGAGATGTAGTTACGGAAACATTCACGCTGGATCGGACAACAGTAGAAAACGGGGTTTCTGGGAAAGTACTATTCCCGTTGATTAATTACGGTGCACTTGACACGGTTAATGAGGTTGCAATGACCGAAATGCGACCCGCTATAAATGTAGCCTACATATTAGAAAAGATTTTAAACGGTATCGGATACAAATTAAGTTCTACATTTTGGGGAACGCCTGACGCTGCAAAACTTTATACTTTGTTTACTTGCGGACCCTACCTTTGCGATAGTGCGTACAAAAATACGTTTGAATTTCGGGCGGAACTTACCACAATTTTATCCGGTGTTTTCCCTGGCGGTGGCGGTATCTTTCCGCTACCTTTAGCGCAACTTATTTTTGATGATGACTTTACGCCTCCGAACTTTGATGGCGGCGGACAGTATGACGCAACTACCGGAATTTTCACCCCTGCTACTACGTATGAAATAAAATTTTCATGCAGGATAAAGACAACGGATGCGAATCGCTATCCGCTTTGGTTTGTGGAAACAATCGGAGGCGGGTTGGTTTCTATTTATTTCCCTCCTTTAATTTCTGACAACGGGACAGAAATGTATTACGAATCGGATTGGATAACCGTAAATGCAGCCTCAGATTATAGCTTTTGGATTAGTGGGGTTACGGGTGCAACTTACACGATTGACCCAACATCATTTGTTTTTGTTGAGCGCAGGCCGGAAGTTCAGGAACTTGACGAAGTTAATATTTCAGACTGTTTACCGTTAGACACTACCCAATTAAATTTTATTAAGGGCTTAGTACACATGTTTAATCTGTATTTTTATGCAGACGTAAACCGGAAAATATTTTACTGTGAGCCACGTAATAATTACGTGGCCGGTTCGGGGTTGAATGATGGGTTTTATAGTACAACCGTTATTGATATTAACGAACTGGTAAACGTAGGGAGCGAAACAACGGTAAAAATTTACGATAATTTGGGGGAGGTTGTACGGTTTCAACATAACGAGGGTGATAATTATGTGGGACAAATTGAAAACGGGACAAACGAAATTTTATATTCTGCTACTTGGGGCATGGAAACGCAAGCAAAACAAAATATAACCGTTTCCGAAAATCCTACCTTTGGGCGGTTTTCTCTCATAGCTGACCAACAAACAGCGGAAACAGAAACAGACCCGAACGGAGGAACGTTTACTCCCGCTATCACTATGCCTCGTTTGTGGAATGCGGATTGGGATGGCACTCTTCCTTATCCGGCAAAACATTATGAATATCAAACAATGTTGGCATTGATCGAGGAGGGTGTGAATATTTCATGTGGTTGGAAGATGACGTATAACGGAGGGACTGCCGTTTACACGAAATACAATTACGCTTATATGTTTGATTTCCCTGCCTTATCTGCTCAGGTGCTTTCATTAAGTTTTGGGAACGAAGTAAACGTATTAGGAAATACAACGGCGGGGCTTTTGCAAAGGTTTTATTTACGGGAGCAGGTTAGTAAGCGAGGTGGCCAAATATTGGAGGTTAAAATGGTGGTTTCCGCTTGGCTTATCAACTACCTGCATTCTATCCGGTATAAAGCATTTTTTCAGTACGGGGGCAACTTGTACACCATTCAGGAGATAAAGAACTACGTTGTAGGTAGTACGGATATTTGCAGCGTTTCCTTATTGTTAGAAGTGTTTGCTGATAGTGCCGATGTGGCACTTGTTCAAGATTCTGGGTTAAACTGTTTAAATAATATCTAATATGAAACAAATTACTTTATCTTTTATTTATTCCGCTTTGGTGGTTTTGTTGTTTGCTTGTGGACGTGTGGCTGAACCTAACCCGATACTCGGAAAATGGCAGCCGGATACAAACTTAAAAACAATCGTGGTCTTTTCCGATTCTTTGCGCCTGCATAGTTGCAACGGCGTAACGTCTTACGGGTACAAGTTAGAAGACTTTGGCAAAGAATTAACAGTTAATGATAGAGTAGTATTTTTGTACTACTTTGAGGATAAAATAAGGGTATCCGAGGCGGGCAAAAAGACTGTATTTTTACAAACGATAAAATAAAATGTTCCACGTGGAACACTAACGAAATAAAGCTATGGCGGATAAAGTAATCGGTATTAAAATAATTCTCGACGGCGACCAACAAATTTCTGACTTAGACAAAGAGCTTATCAAAGTCAATAAGGAGTTAAAGTTAATGCAGGCGCAGCAAAAGGCACTCAACAAAGATATTGAGGCGGTCGATAAATCCTCTCAGGCATACGATGATTTATTGAAAACGCAAATTGATTTACAGCGGAAATTAAAGGAAAGCAAGGCGGCGCAAACCGAACTAAACAAAACTTTTGAATACACTAAAACGGCTGTGGGTTCTTACAATGAATTGCAAGGGGAACTAAGGCAACTTACAAAAGAATTTAAGGCGCTATCAGAAGCGGAAAGAAACGCCGATGTAGGTAAAAATACAGTAGATAGGATAAACGAACTTAAAACACAACTCAAAGAACTTGATAAGGGAATCGGTGATAATTTTCGGAACGTTGGTAATTATACCGACTCCATTAATCAAAGTTTGGCGGGCTTTAAATCCGGTTTTACTGAAGCATTCGGGGGTTTCAGCGCAGCGGCGGCGGGGGCGTTTGCTGCAAATGCTGTTTTCGATTTTGTAAAGGGTTCGGTTGCTGCATTCAACGAAGCGGAAAACGCAGCGGCACAACTCGAAAACGTAATTGTAAACATAGGCGGGCAAAGTTCTGAGGCACTCGATAGATTATTAAATCAGGCTGATGAATTAGAACTAAAAACATTCGGGTTTACAGCGGAGCAAATACAGGAATCCCAAGCGGCTTTATCTGCTTTTGGCCGTACTGCTGATGAAATCGAAAGGATAACGCCCCTGATTTTGGATTATGCAACGGTTACGGGAAAGGATTTGACAACGGCAACGGGGGACGTTACAAATGCATTATTAGGCAAACAAAAAGCACTAAACGAGGTCGGTATTTTCTTAGATAAAGACAATATATCGGTTGAAACCCTTACTAAATCACTCGAAAAGTTCGGAGGTAGTGCGGAGCGTGCGCTCGACAAAGGGACAAACAAATTAGAAATATTAAGCGATACGGTTGGCAAAGTTCAGGAAACAATCGGAGGTTTTATTGCAAAATATTTGCTGCAACTTGTTAATATTTTCGATAAGGGTTCTGCAATAATCGACCGTTTTACAAATGCGTTTCCCGCTTTGGGCGGCGCAATGAGTAAAATTTCAGGGGTTGCAACTTCTTTACTTTTGCCTTTTACAAGTCTGCTTAATATGGTTGATAAGGTTGTGCAAAGAGTTGATCAACTAACCGGCGGCACTTCGGGCAACGCCTCTACTCCCTCAGCAGCAAAAGAAAAAGGCAGCGGGTTATTTTCTGAATTTACGTCTAATCTTACCGGAATGGTAAAAGCAAATGCAACGCCGGACCCGGTTGCTGTTTCTGCAATCGCAAAAAAAGAAGTGGAAACCGTAAAAGCGGCAAAGGAAATAAGCACTCCCGAAATAATCAAACTGACAAAGGAACAAGAGAAAGCAATCGAGCAGGCCACAATTAGAGAAAAGATATTATCAGCGGGGCAAATTGAAACGATTGTAAATATTGAAGAGCAAAAGAAATTAGATAGGATTGAAACAAGTTTGCAACGGGAAATAAATGCCGTAATGACCGGAGCAGAACGTTTGATGGAGGCCACAAATAAAGCAAATGCAGAGGTAAGGGAAAGAGATGAAGAGCAACTAAAACAAATAAATCAGGCAAAAGAACAATTACAGGCGCAGGCATTCGACGCTGCATTACTACTCACGGAAACGTATGGAAACAACCGCCTTTCATTAGTGCAGGAGAAATACGACAGAGAGCAAATGATGTTAAAATCATACCTTGACAATAAACAAATTACTCAGGAACAATACGACAAAGAACGGACAGCCTCTCAGGAAAGACAAGGGAAAGAAGAAATAAAGATTAGAAAGCAAATCGCAGCGGTAACAAAAACAATCACGATTGCGGAAATTGCGATAAACTTAGCAAAAGAGTTATCGCAAATAAATAGTAATATCGGAGTAAATGCAGACCTTACCCAAACATTAAGAACTATTTTAAGTGCCGCTGCAATCGGGCGGGCTGCACTCCAAACGGGGACGGTTCTTTCTCAAAAGTTTGCACGGGGTGGATTAGTTGAGGGTAATTCACATGAGCGCGGCGGCGTTCAGGGTTATATCGGCAACCGTTCCATTGAATTGGAAGGAGGCGAGGCGGTAATAAATAAACGCAGCACCGAAATGTTTAAACCGCTGCTATCCAAAATTAATGCGGCGGGCGGCGGCAAACGATTTGCGGCGGGTGGTGTAATTCCCTACGCTTACCAATCAGGGCAGGCCGGAACGCTTGACGCTGCAAAAATCATAGAGTTAATCGGGGCGGTAAATAGTAGGATTGACCGTTTGCAGGTTATCCAATCAGTAACCGGATTAACAGACATTCAAAACGAACAAAAACAAGTATATCAAAATAGTGTAATATGACCGAAATACAACGTGCCGAATACAATTTGACAGCGGAAGAAAAACAGACCGTTATGGATATTGTGGAATTATGGTTAGTTACACGGGAAATGCCGGATTCTGACATGGTTTTATTATTTCGTTTGTACGCTTTGAAAGTTTTGGGAGATGGTTCGATTACGATGGGTTGTTCCGGTTGCCGTGCGCAATGTAGGGAGTTTTGGCGGCAATGGTTTAAGAATAAGGTAGGAGATAAATATTATTTGGACCTCACGCACCAATAAAAAAACGGCTACACTAAAAAGTAGCCGTTTTTTATTGGTGTTGGATAGCTAAAGGAGTTTTTTTACTGAGTAGCCCCCAAATGTTTTTGTTTGCTCCTCTAAAGCCCTTTTAGAGGAACTTTGTACTATGTTCCAATACCATTCTTCGTCATGAACTCCCTCGTTTGATAGGACTCTCATATCTTCTTTAGAAATAGCAAGCGTGAAGTCCGCCGTTATCCCATCAAAATATCCTACTCCATGACTCATTAGTGTTTTTTTTTCAAGCGAAAAAGAGCAGATATGCCCCCACGCTTTTACCGTTATTATTGTATCCTCAGTTATCGCAGAGGATTTTTCCACCTCTTTAAGAGAGTATGCCCCGAATTCTCTGCCGGACAACCCACTTACTCCTGCTATGTGTTGCCCAGAATGGTCGTTAGTTAAGGCATACACTTTTACCTCAAAACTTCTTTTCATAATGATTTTTAAATTAAATTGTGAATAAATTGTTTATATATAATTAAACGCTTTATAAATAAAAAGGTTTCAAAAAAGCAAAAATATTTTTCATTTTATATCTTAATATAAAAAACGGCTACTTTTGATAGCCGTTTTTATGTTTTTTATTTCTATGCCTTTTTAATAGTAAGCGGCATAACACCAAAAGTGCCATACGTTTCTACTGTAATCTCTTTGCCTTGTTTTAGTTCATTTATTTGGGCTTCCGTACACGTTGCAATTTCGTAAGCCAAAGAGCAGTCAAAGTTTGTGCAATAAACCTTACTATCAACCAATTCATAATAGTAGCCTTCTCCTTTTAATCGCATAATGCGTTCAGATTTGTACCTGTTCCCGTGTATTTAATTGTTTA